CATCTGACGCATGTAATGCACTTTCGTTTCTGGATCAATGGGATTCTTCTTAGGATCCTGAGACCTTGACGGGAAAATCTTATATTCTCCACCCTTGGCAGAAGAGGCTACACGTTCAATGAGTTTTTCATGCCCAATAGTAGGTGGATTGAATCTTCCAAAAGTAATAGATACTTCACCTTTGTCGCCCTCACCTTCGCCTTCTGGAGCGGGTTCGGTTTGCTGCTGTTCTGGTGGATTTCCATTTTTCGCTGCAACTTGTTCAGGTGAAAGTTCAACCAACTTACCGTTGACGGAACGGTGTGTAACGGTTCCATCAGGGAGACCGTAGTAACCGTACCCAACGTGGGATAGACCTCTCTTTTTTGCTTCGTCTGATGCTCTTGAAGTTGCTGCTTCGGAAAGGAAGTCGCTAAACTTTTTCATTCGTCCAATTTTTATTAAGATTAAAGTTTGCCTGACTGAATTCCAAACGATTAACCAATTTCACAGAATGTTTACCGTGAAGAACAAAACCTTCATGAGTTGAAGGTTTGCCTGCAATGTAGCATTCTACGTCCTCGTCCGCTGTAGCAGCAGAGAGAAGGATATCTTTTACTTTCAGAATAATATTATAGAGTCGGAAGGTCGTATAGTTGACCTCTTGCTTATATTTATCAGGTAAACAATCATACATTTCACGGTTTGGATATTCACCGTGACGAATACGCTGGTTGATAAGTTGCTTAAGAATCTTACCAGTCTTTACACTGGGGAACTTACAGAAGGGAATGAGAAGTTTTGCAGCAGCGACGAGAAGGCGAGCTCGCTTAGGAACTCGGATAGTTGCACCAGTGTTCAGAAAGCGAGTGCTATATTCTGGTGAGTAAGGAAGGCGACGCTGGTTCCAATATGCATACTCAATAGGAAATGCTTCGGCATCGGCAGAAACCTCATTGTATTGAGTATGAGGTGCAACAATCACATCACTGTCAATTTTGTTGGGGAATATATATTCAATCGTGTTTGGGCGATATGTGTCATCTCCACCGAAACCAATAAAATCTGCCTGATAAACGCCTTCAGTAGGACGGGGCAGAGCATAGTAACACGCCATCAGAATGTTAGCAACGTTGCCCTCATGGTTAGCAACGATATCAGAAGGCGAGTAATTGATCTTGATCTTGACTTTATTAAAGACTGACTTAGTACCTACAAACCACTTGCCATTATGAATCCCGAACACAATAGCAGGTGCCCCATCCCACTTAGTTGATACTCGGTCAAAACAAACGAGGTTTTCCAGCACTTCATATGGATCCACCCCATTGAAAAGGTCGTCTTCTGGGTGCTCTATATGTTTGTTGGGCATTAAAGGGGGTTTCTCAACCCTTATATAATAGCATGAAAAAACCCCCGTGACAGGGGGTTGTGCCAGTTTTTATATAGACCCCTCTCCAAAACGAGGGTTTGCCCATTTGGATTTTTAATATAGTTTGCCGAAAGGACCGAAACGCTTGCCCTTTTTCGCTGCTATAAACACCATGTCAGTCATGAACTCGTCCCGCTTCTTCTTATCCATAGTAACAACTGCATGGATAAACATCATTCCCATCAGTTTAGCGGTAGCAGCATGGGGTTTTGACTGAAACACTGCACTTATATTACCCATAGCAACATCAACGTTTTGTTCACCCAGTTCCACACGCTTAGTCTTTAATGTGTTATAGACCTTTTTATACTCATCCAGTTTTTTATTAAACTCTGCCGAAGTCTTAGGATACTTTCTATGATCATTTTCAAAATCAACATTGGCATCCTTCAATAGCATACCAACCATAGCAACTGGTGCCTTACCCATACGAGCAGATGACGCACCCTTCTCAGTAGGTTCAAACTTTAGGTTAGATACTTTACTAGTATCATTACCTTGAATTTGGAAGTTATATGTGGCGTTGTTACCTTCAACAATTACACGAACTGCAAGTGATTGGAAATCAGTGTCACTCTTCATAGAAAGATCACACTGAAATTTATTTGCATCGTAGTTATATGTGTCAGTGAGACCCAAATCATCTACGTTATACTTCTGCCACTTTGCAGTCTTACCACTAATTTTTTTCAGAGATACTCCGACAACCTTCTCCTCTTTGAACATCTTCCGAAGAACTGCATTTAGTTCAAGGATAGTCTGAGAACCATTACCATCTACAGTTTCATTGATGGTTTTAATTACCGCTGCTTCATTCTGAACCATCCAGATGTCCGCAGGGTTCCAGTTGTCCTTCTGAGAAATGCCAAACTTCTCTTTGATTAGATCACTGATATACTTCATGAATCCACCATCACGGTTAAACTCATCAAACTTGGAGTTGGAATATACTTCCAACATCTTTTTTTGTTGGGCATAATATCCTTGGATCCATTCATCATTGATGGCAGGATAGATCGCTTCCAATTCAGAATACTTTTCATCCGCCATGATATCCTGCCACTTACTATATTTTTTATTATCGTTAAGTGCTCTTCTCAGGATCCATGCCGAACCTCTCTCCTGCATTGCGGTAGACTTAGCATCCGATGCACCGAGAGACTTCTTAGAAGACTTGATAAACTTTAACTTATATCCTGCTACCTCTGTTACAAATCCTTTGGGTCCAGGTTTCTCGCCAAAGTTGAGCGCCATGGCGTCCATCTCATCTGCGTTAACCTTGAATCCCCACTGCCTAGACTTAGATCCATTCCACAATGAATCCGCATAGATACCAGTCTTCCCCCTGGGAAGTGCTTGAAGCATTGCGGCAATCGTTGGTTTCAATTCTTTAGGTGCCTTCTTTTTGATTGCGTTAAAATCGTTAAGATTATAAGACGTAGCCATTAAAAAAGAGGGGACTCTACCCCTCTATTTAGGATTACATTAGTATACTTCGGCAGACAGATTTGCAGTGTTTCTGGTTTTGGAGATCACATTCAATCAAACACTCGTAGTAGTCGTTTATTTTTTGGTTTTCTATCGCAAGGTCATCTAGTGTTGATTCAAAGTGACGCCACTCGTCAAGTTGACTTCGGTTCAATAGGTTGTGCATGACACATCTCCATAGGATGATGCATGATCAAAATAGTTTTCAAAATCATTTTAATCACCTCATAATTCTACACCTATCTAGATAGAAATGTATTGGTTTACACACTTTCGTATAGAAAATTTATGCCTACTAGTTTATACCTAGTCATCCAAACTGTTCAGATAATCTTTTTCGTTTTGATAGAGTTGCTTTTTACCAGACCAGATCTCATATCCTTCAATAAGATCTGGTATCAACCACTGATCTACCCTATAGCAATACTTCCAGTTGACGGGTTGAACACAGTTCATTACGACAACTTGGAAGAATGCTACAAGGTGAATCCAGAGACTATTCACTCAATGAACCCTTCTTCTTTCAACCACTTCTTAGTCAAAGGAGTGGGTTCATAGTCCGTGAACATAGTGCCAGCAGCACAGGACTGAAGTGCTTTCATAGTCATGCCTTCAGTTCTACCTGCCCACGCTGCCTCTGCTTCCCAGGGGACAGCAGACTTGGGATAGGTACGCTCTGCCATCTCTCGCCAGAGCATAGGCACTGACTCTTCGGGCATGATGATAGCAATCATACTATTCTTGATAGTACCTGCCATACAATCTTGAGCAGCGTGCCACCCTTCGTGACGCATTACCATCATCAGAGTACCAGGATTACCCATATAATCCTTATTGAGATAGAAATTATTGCTCACAGTATGATATACACCACGGTGCAATGGTGGGAAATACTTACTATCGGCAAGGAATACTTTCACACCAACAGCATTCAATGAGGAGAGCATGTTATTGAACTCCTGTGCCACTGGGGTGAATGCTTCCATGTTCTTATAGTTAGATGAGATGTCCAACAAAGAGAACACCTCATCCACACCATCTTTACACTCGCGAAGGATCATACACCCCATAGAATCCATGGAGTTGTATCCTTTAATGTGCCCCTCTTTATGATCAGCAAGTGCAGCAGCAGGTGCAAATGCCATCATGAGAGCGAGGAAAATAGATTTCATTTAACGTAAATGCTAGAGAACTTAAGACCCTGATTCAAGATTGCCAGCATCTCTTCACGAGAGCACTCAAGTTTTTCAAACACATAAGTTTCCCCACCGCTAGTGTTTGGGTTATTGAAGATGGCATCCAAACCTTCAAAGTCACTGTTAAGATGATCCTGTTTATGGACAGGTTTGCCCAGTTGCTCACGAATCTTATCGTGGAAACACTTGGTCTTAGCAGATTCTTTG